CTTGCAGACCTCAAGCGTTCTATTGCCCATGTTTGTGATGGACTCAAACCTTCGCAGCGTAAGGTAATGTATTCTTGTTTTCAAAGGAATTTGACTGCGGAGATGAAAGTAGCTCAATTGGCCGCATACGTGGCTGAGAAGAGTGCCTATCACCACGGTGAAGTATCTCTCGCTGATACAATTGTAAAGTTAGCCAATGACTATACGGGTTCCAACAATTTGAATCTCCTAGAACCTTGTGGTCAGTTTGGAACCAGGTTGATGGGTGGAAAGGATGCTAGCCAGACAAGATACATTTTCACGCGATTGACACCTGAAGCGAGGAATGTATTTGACCCTCGCGACGATGCGATTCTCACATATCTAGACGATGATGGTCGCTCGATTGAGCCCGAGTTCTATATGCCTACTCTACCTATGATTTTGGTGAATGGAAGTGAGGGTATTGGCACTGGTTTCAGTTGCTATGTACCTCCATTTAACCCCAGAGATATTCGGAACAATATTCTCAACTTCCTTGATGGCAATCCTATCAAAAGGATGAAACCTTGGTTCAGGGGTTTCAAGGGAAAAGTGTTTGAACAAGATGATGATTCATGGATGACCCAAGGTGTATGGAGCACCATTGGAAGGACGGTTAAGGTGACTGAGCTACCACCGGGACGTTGGACACAAGACTACAAAGAACATCTGGATACCCTCGTTGAAAAGAAAATCATCAGTGGTTTCACAAATAACAGTACAACTGAGAATGTGGATTTCTTGATCCAAGACTACAATGGTAAAGATGCTATTAAGGATCTCAAGCTTCAAAAGACTTTCCGAACCTCAAACATGCACCTGTTCCACCCTACCCGAGGTATCCACAAGTATGAAACCCCTGAGATGATTCTGAAAGACTTCATAACCCTTCGTCGTGAATATTATGATAAGCGAAAAGAGTATCTAATCAAGGTTCTTGAGGCTAAATCTAAGATGTGTGACTACAAGTCTCGCTTTGTGTCTATGGTCATCAACGGTGAAATCGTAGTATTCCGTCGTAAAAAGCAGGATCTTGAGAACCAATTGTCTGGTCTGTTCCCAGAAGTAAATGGAAGCTATGACTACCTTCTAAACATCAAGACAGTTCAGTACACGGACGAGAGTGTCAGAGAGCTTTTGGCGCAGTCCAAACAGGCAAAGAAGGAACTTGAAATTATGAAGTCTACTTCTCCTATGACAATGTGGAAGAATGATATTAAAAATATGTGAGCAGTAAGTAGATATGGGGGAAGCTTCTAAGATAGCTCTTAGTGCTATTGGAATGCAGGATACACACCTACTTTCCGATAACCCCGAAAAATCATTCTTCAATCCATCATATCAACAACATTCACAATTTCGTAAATATCATAATGTACATCGTGTAATTAAAAATGGTAATAAAACGACATGGCCATTCGGAGAAACGATCAAAGTTACTCTTAATCCACAAAGTATGGGAGATCTACTTACAAATTTATGGATACATGTTGATTTACCTAAATGGACAAGTGATATTACTTTCACACCGGGAATTGGACAACAAGCAGAACTATATATATTTGGGATGACTCTACAAGAAAGTGGATCAGCTTCATACAACTCCACAGGCGTCGCGTATGCTACCTACGATCTATTTTGGGCAGCGATGATAGCGGCAGGGGATCCAGGTCCGGGAGCTCCAAATGCTCAATTCTGGATGTTTATTGTAATGGACTATGCTTATAATAATTACCCACAAGATTTTACTTGGTATGAATTTCGTAGATACTACGAATGGAGACAGTTTGATATTCCTGGTACAGATTCTCAAACGTTAACGGATTTGTATGGTACAAGCCTTTACTTCGGGGCACCACCTCACCTACTTGTTCCAGCTGAAATGGGTAGCTGGGGTTGGGATGTGCAACTATTAGGTAGAAAAATAATAAAAAGTGTTAAGTTTATCGTAGATGACCAAGTATTAGAAGAGATAACCGCAGACTGGTGTATTATTTATGATAACATGTACCAAACGGAATCCCAAAAATATACTGCAAACAGCGCATATAACAGAAACATAGTGGGCGCCAGTTATGGATACGAGCGGAACGCTGGAAATTCTGAATCTAGAAATAATCTTTTTATTCACATCCCATTCTTCTTTTCCCAGAGTTATGCCGGAGATGTATACTCGGATAATAAACAAAATAAAACCCCGTTCCCATTATGTGCAATTCATAAACAGAAAATTATGCTTGAAATTGATTTTTTTAAACAGTCATTTTTTACTAACAATTATCCCGACTATCTCGGTATCGGCGGTGATATTGGGAGAGGACCCGCACCCCCACCACCAGCTAAAACGATGTTAGATTTTAATATTATAACGGAAGAGATTACACTTTCTAATGAAGAGTCTTTGTTTTTCAAAACTAATAATAGAGAAATTATTTATGATTTTGTGAATAAACATTCATCTATGCAATTAGAAACAAATATAGGTAAACGATCATTTGAAATACAATTAGAGCCATCTATACCCGTAAAATGTTTTCATTGGTTTTATAGGTACAAAGGATACGAAGACGAAGATGAATATAGACATATAGAAACTCCTCATACACGGTCTTTCTACAGAGCTTTCATAACATCAAATAGGTTTAATTTTACTAAAGCACAATATGATGCAGGTAATAAGATAAGCACATCACCACACATTTTAAAAAATGCATATTTTTCGTTGAATGGTGAACGTTTCCCGAATATATCTAACATCACATACGAATACTTTTACAACTACATCCCTATGCAATCTAAGTTATCTACATCGGGTAATGTAGTTGAAAGTAGATATCCAACACCTATAGGTGCTTACAGATTCAATTACGTATACTCTTATAATTTTGCGATGTATCCTAAAAGTACAATGCCTTCGGGATTTCTTGATTTTTCAAGGCTAAACTCTGATAAAACTAAACTTCATTTTGAATTAAATGACGATTTAGACCTCCTACATGGGGGTAATGGATCATCCGCTTCGCCTTCTCGTTTAGTTAACCCTGAATATAACTTTCATTTATACTATACAGGTTTTCGGGTTCTTAGATTTAACAATGGTTTTGTGTCAATTACTTGAAATAAAATCTACAAAATAAACAGGGATTAAGTCATGTCCGGTAAATTACAACTAGCTATATCAGGACTACAAAATGAGTTTATATCAGGTAAACCAACATTTTCTCATTTTTTGTCTGCTTTTAAAAAGCATACAAAATTTGCCTTTAATGTAAACGAATTCCCATTAGTAAATGCCAAAATAGGTGAAGAAACTCAATGTATTATACCAGTGGATTCCGGTGACTTAATCAGTACATTAACACTAAGATGGAAGATGTATTTTAAATCTTCAATAAGTTACGACGATGCCCAGTACGACCCGTACCGAAACGGTGCCCAACCATTTCACAACAATATTGGTATACACGGAATAGATTACGCAGAACTTTATATTGGTGGAAAACTTATAGAGCGAATAACGGGTGATTGGATTTACTTATACCACTCGTTTAATACAGCCGATTATGTCTTTAATGATTCTATTCTTTACCAAACTCAGGCCGTTCGTACCAATCCATACTTTATTCGTTATAAACTTCCAGGTACTGAATCGGTATTCGACGCAGCGAGCGGATCCCATATATGGACTTTACAACCAATGCATATTGACTTACCGTTTTATTTTTACAACAATTTATCGGCATCCATATTAGCGTGTAAACTAACTAAACAAAACTGTTATGTAAAAATCAAGTTTAAGTCTCGTGATGAAATAATACCCAGCTATATGAAAGCAAATGTAATAGATACAAACATAGAATCGGCTTCAATATTAACAAAATACACATTTTTGGGTGACGATGAACTAAACTATTTGAAATCACGACCAATTAAACAATTAATAACACAAACTCAGTTACAGAAATACAAGATACCCTACGACCCATCGATCCCACAGGCGTTCAAGAGAAATCTAGAAATACCACTAACGCTACATAATCCGATTAAAATTGTTCACTTTTTCATAAAGCGCGAGCTCGGAGACGATGGACTTGCATCCGGGTTGCCGCAGACCATTCAATTTAAGTCGGCAGGAATTAAATTTAATGGTAATTTCTTGTTTAATGATTCATACGCTAAATCAGTGTATGATAATAGATTCAAGAATTCTGTATCTTATGGAACCGCTCGTATCGGTAGTTACTCCTTTGCATTATACCCTACTAGTAATGAACCATCGGGTCACTTAAACCTAAATCGTATAATTGACAAGACATTTGTAATGGACCAGGCACCTGGGCACGACGGAGGGGTACTTAACATTTACGGTACATGTTACAACATGATGGTATACTCACATGGTTTGTGTGGCTTAAAATATTAAGAACATAGTAGGATATGGCTGGTCGTGTTCAAATATTAGCAAAGGGTCACGTGAGTGATCAATTATTAAATAACCCGTCATTTTCGTTTTTTACAAAAAAAATCAGTAAATACACGAATTGGTCAGATGAAACATTTAAAATGACTTTTAATAAAGACATCCATACAGACGATTTCATTGATGCTACAATTCCAGCAAAATACGGTGACGTACTCAAGGGAGTAACATTATCATTTAAAATTGAGGAGTTTGATGCACTTACCTTGTTTGACCCAGGGTTTAGCTCAAATATGAACAATGTATCCTTAATTGAAAAATTTGGGGTTTCCGTTATCGACTATGTTGAACTATCTTTAGGAGATCAACTAATTGATCAGGTGACTGGACACGATATATTTATTTATAACGAACTACATACACCCCAATCACAACACGGAAACTTAGATTCTTTACAAGGTGATCATTTCGTTTCTTCATATGGTTATGGAACATATGTACAAGAATGGCTTGATGGTCAACATCAAATTAGTGAGACTCTGTCGGATTCGCAAAGCAGAGAATATAGAATACATATCCCGTTTTATTTTCACAATCGGCCTAAACATGGATTTCCTCTATACGCTGTTAATAAACAAGAACTTAAACTTCGCATAAAACTAAGACCTGCACGAGATCTTTTGTTTATAAAGGGCTCCTACGGCGCTCCCGGGATAAATGTACCACTGGATGGTATCTGGGATGCTATAGCTAATAGGCAGATTATAGGAAATTTTAAACTAGATGATTTTACAGTTGATTTGGATTTAGTGCACTTAGATAAGACTGAACGTTGTAAGTTACAATCCAAACCATTTAACATGTTAATAGAGCAACATCAATACAATAAATTTTATATTGAACCACGTTCTAAATACGGAGAATTTAAACTAGATTTTAAAAATCCAATAAAAGAGATGTATTTCATAGCAAAAAATGACCGACCCGAACTAGATGAACCAACTTTCTCTAACAATTTGAATCAAATACGTAGTATTCCGCCCAGTGTGTATGGGTCCAATTTCAGTGAATGGCGAGCTGATGTTGCATATGCTAAAAAGCCTGTTCCTTTATTTTATTCACATCAGGACTTGGTAACCTTAGAATGTGACGGTGTAAAAATTCTAAACGAAATCACGGGTAACAGTAAATTTCTAGCGTACTCTATTCCACATGTATATCATAAAAGGTCACCTGTAGGTCGTCGTATAAATGTTTACAGTTTCGCTTTACAACCAGATAAATTGGAACCAAGTGGACATTTAGATTTCAGTGTAATAAAAGATGCAAAATTAACAATGTCATTAACTCGTGATGGTTCTTTCGGACCATCAACACCGATTTTTCAGATCACGAGTGGTTATTCTCCACTATATTTTTTTAAAGAGGTAAGAGTCATAGCCAAAAGTTATAACGTCATTCATTTTGAAAATGGTGTAGGGGAAATACTATTTTAATGACTCTATCACCATGTGGAAGAATGATATTAAAAATATGTAGACATTAGTTAAGTATGGGGGAAGCTGCCAATATAGCTCTTAGTGCTATTGGAATGCAGGATACACACTTGCTTTCCAATAACCCCGAAAAATCATTCTTCAATCCATCATATCAACAACATTCACAATTTCGTAAATATCATAATGTACATAGTGTAATTGAAAATGGTAATAAACCAACATGGCCATTTGGAGAAACAGTCAAGGTTACCATGAACCCACAAAGTATGGGAGATCTACTTACAAATTTATGGATACACGTTGAGTTACCTAAATGGAGAACCACTGAAAGTTTCACACCAGGAATTGGAGAACAAGCGGAACTATATATATTTGGAATGACTCTAGAAGAAAGTGGATCAGCTTTGTACAACTCCTCAGGCGTACCGTATGCTAGCTACAATGATTTTTGGGCAGCTATGATAGCGGCAGGGCGTCCAGGTCCGGGAGCTCCAAATAATCAAATGTGGTCGTATATTGTACAGCAATATGAATATACTAATTACCCACAATATTTTACTTGGTCGTATCTCAGATGGGATTCGTATGGTATTCCTGGTATGGATTCGGCAACGCTTTTGAATGTGTACGGTGTCCCGTATTACTATGGTCAAGGCGCACCACCTCACCTAATGACAGCACCGGAATCCCAAAATTGGGCTTGGGATACGCAGTTATTGGGAAGAAAAATAATAAAGAGTATTAAATTTATTGTCGATGGAGAACTATTAGAGGAAATAACCGCAGACTGGTGTATTATATACGATAATATGTACCAAACAGAATCTCAGAAAGAAAGTGCAAATACAGCATACAATCGTTATCAGAGTGGGGCTGTGCCCGCATGGCAAAATCCGCTATCCGGACAAAACTCGGAAACACATGATGGGTTTTTCATTCACATCCCATTCTTTTTTAGCCAAAACTATGGTGGAGATGTATACTCAAATAATAAACAAAATAAAACACCATTTCCACTGTGTGCAATCTATAAACAAAAAATAACGCTCGAAATTGATTTTTTCAAACAATCGTTTTTTACTCTTAAGACATCCAGCTATTCTGCTAATGGTGACATTGGGAGAGGGGCTCCACCTCCACCACCGGCTAAAAAATTAAAAGAATTTAAAATTATAACTGAAGAAATCACACTTTCTAATGAAGAGTCCCTATTTTTTAAAAATAATAATAGAGAAATTATTTGCGATTTTGTCAATAAACATTCAAGTATGTCATTAGAAACAAATCAAAATAAACGGTTATTTGAAGTACAATTAGAACCGTCAATACCTGTCAAATGTTTTCATTGGTTTTTTCGGTACAGTGGATACGAAGATGAAGATGAATACAGAAATATAGAGTCAACCTCGGGCTCGAATTCTAGATCTCAAATTACAACAAATAGGTTTAATTTTGGTAAAACGCAATATGGAATGGGTAATCAAATCCACGTAGCCCCAGATGTGTTAAAGCGTGCATATTTTTCATTGAATGGTGAACGTTTCCCTAATATATCTAACATTGATTACGAATACTTTTTATTTTATGTACCAATGCAATCACAATTATCTATATCAAGTTCGTTGTTAAGTTATCAATTTAATATTATCTATTCATACAATTTTGCAATGTTCCCTAAAAGTACAATGCCATCGGGGTTTCTAGATTTTTCCGGATTAAATTCCGAAAAAACCAAACTTCATTTCGAATTAGAAGAAGATCTAGCCATCATGCACGGTGGCAATGGATCATCAATCCCCCCAAGCCGTCTGGAGAACCCTGTATACAATTTTCATATGTACTATACGGGTTTTAAAGTTCTTCGGTTTAATAATGGTTTCGTAACAATTGCTTAAAAGAAAAATCTGTGTTTTAATTAGAGTAGATAGATGTCAGGTAAATTAGTTCTATCCATAACTGGAATACAAGATGAGTTTATATCAAAAAATCCTACATTTTCTCATTTCTTATCAGTTTTTAAAAAGCATACAAAGTTTGCATTTAATACAATTGAAATTCCTTTAGTAAATGCAAAGTTAGGTGAAGAAACTCAATGCATTATACCATTAGATGCTGGTGATTTAATAAATACATTAACACTACGATGGAACTTGTATTACAAAGCTTCTATAAGTTCAGAACATTTTACAGGTAGTGTAGGACACGGTGGATATTCAGCGAAAGGGGGTACCTATGATAATCCATTTACGGATAACGTTGGTATACATGGAATAGATTACGCAGAACTTTATATTGGTGGAACTCTTATAGAGCGAATAACGGGTGATTGGATTTATTTATACAATAAATATCATTCGGCTAGATACATTTTCACTGACACCATTCTCCATCAAACTCAAGCAGGCAAGATGCCTTATGGTTCCACATCTAGGGTTGCTTCGACCGATCCAGTCACCACGACTACATTCGGTTTTCAACAAATAGAAGATTTACAACCTACTGGTGGTATTTCCTCTGACGACTTCGCCGAAGATCATCAAATGAGTTATGATGGTGATACATTGGTGGTTGGAGCCGACGCTCACGGGACCGGAGCCGTATACGTATTTATGCGCTGGCCGCCGCCCGAAACCCTCGGAGGGGACCCTTTTCCCGAGTCTGGGTGGAGTCAAACTCAGAGATTGACGTCACCGTCGGCTGGTTCGGATGGGTTTGGTATGAGTGTATCCATTCAAGGTAATACATTGGTAGTGGGAATACCGGAAACCGACACCGCTGGCGCATATTTCGTTGGAAGAATAGAGATATACACTCGGGACGCGGCCTACGGTCCTTCAACTTCATTTGTCTTACGCCATACAATTAATGGAGATACTTCGATTAATAGACCTTATTTCGGTTACTCTGTATCACTCGATGGTGACACGTTAGCGGTTGGAACTTGGAGGGATGGACGACGTGTTTACATATACACACGTACACCAGGAGATATCTCTTCTGCATGGACTTTACGTGATACAATTGTGTTCGGTACAGATTCAATAGGTTTAAGAGTTTCACTCAGTGGTGATAGAGTAGCAATTGGGAGCTATACGGGAGTGGTCTATGTATACGTACGTGACACACTAGGGGACCTAACTTCTACGTGGAGTCAAGAATTTACAGTAAATGGGAACAGCGGTGTCGATGGATTGGGTTCAGCCTCGCATATCGCCGGGGGAGGATTTGGTGAGGCTATATCACTCGATGGTGATACTTTAGTGATTGGCCGCAGACGTGGAACATATGTGTATGCGACTGATGTATACTTGTACCGGGCATTCGTATACACGAGAGACCCCGCGTCCGGCTCTTGGTCACAAATCGCTATATTGGAACCAATAGATGGGGCGCAGAATAATTATTTTGGTGAGAGTGTCTCTGTAAAGAATGATCTCATAGCAATCGGGGCCTCGAGAAATTCAAACGGCAAAATATATGCATACACACGTGCCATACCGGGAGACACATCATCTGGGTGGACTTCTATTGCAACTCTAACTCCCAGTACTGGTTCTTACGGGGGTGATTCCGTTGTTACTGATGGCACTACTATTATTTCAGGAGACAAAGCAAGACATGCGCATGTGTTCTTGAATACAAGCACAACTACAACTTCTTACGCACCGGTTTTAGAACATAAATGGAACCTTAAACAAATGCATATAGATTTACCATTTTATTTTTATAATAATTTACCAGCATCTATACTGTCATGTAAAATCACTAAACAGAATTGTTATGTGAAAGTCAAATTTAAACCCTTTGATAAATTGGTACATCCATTTTTATTACCGTACACAAACGATACAAACATAGAGTCAGCTTCGTTATTAACAAAATTTACCTTTTTAGATCACGATGAATTGAACTTTTTGAAATCGAAACCAATTCAGCAATTAATTACACAAACTAATTTACACCAACATGATATAATTAGACAAAATGAGGGTCACGATCATACGACGGAAATACCATTAAACCTGGCTAATCCAGTTAAAAATATACATTTTTTCACAATAAAAAAATCACGCCTATCAGATTTAATAAAAACTGCGAAGATGAAAATATATACACCAAATGTATTCGATTCTGTTTACCTATATATGTACACTATCCCATTTTTGTCGGCGGGACTTAAAATTAATGGTAATTATATTTTTGATGAGTCGTATGTTAAATTAACACATGAAAATTCGTTAATTAATTCCAGATCCTCACAAGCTCAACCTTTGACAACCTACGGCGGTTCTTACCCAACGCGCGGTTCGGGATTTATATTTGATGAATCCAGTAGTTATTCATTTGCATTATATCCTTTGAACAATGAACCATCTGGTCATTTAAATTTCAGTCGTATAATTGATCAAAAATTTACAATTGATCCAGGATTCACCACCACCACCGACGGACACCCTAGCAACATCCTCGTAGCGGATAACGTGCATCAAGTATCAGTCGGTGATACTCTTGAAGTTAATATTTATTCTACGAGTTATAATTTTATGGTATACTCAAGCGGATTATGTGGCTTAAAATACTAATGTCATAATAATATATGGCTGGTCGTATCCAAATAATAACAAGAGGTCATACCAGTGACCTTTTATTAGATAACCCATCATTTTCATTTTTTACTAAAAAATATAATAAACATACAAATTGGGCAAATGAAAATTTTAAAATGGATTTTGATAAGAAAATATATACAGATGACTATATTGATGTGACGATCCCAGCAAAATATGGTGATATTCTCACGGGGGTAACATTATCATTTAATTGCGATAAATCTAAATTACCGGGTATAATAGATGGTCTTGTTCCTCTTGGGAGTGTTGGCCAACTAGGAGAGGAAGTATTAATGTACGTCATTGAAAAATTCGGAATTTCTGTGATTGAATATGTAGAATTATTATTGGGAGATCAAATTATCGATAAACTAACTGGGGATGATATCTTTATTTATAATGAATTAAACGTACCTGATTCGTATGGACCAAGTTTAGATATTATGCATGGTCCAAGTTTCACCTACGATCAAGGAAATCTCTTTCCGATACGACAACAAGTAGATGGCCAGTATTTTTCTACACTGTATAATAATGGGAACATAGATACAGAATTTAGAATACAACTTCCATTTTATTTTCATAACCGCCCTAAAAATGGGTTTCCCTTATGTGCAATTAATAAACAAGAACTTAAAGTCCGAATAAAACTGCGATCTGCGAGAGAAACTATTTTTATAGCCGGGGAGAAGGCTTACTCGAACGGCTTAGGTGGTAATGAAACGGAAGCAAATATACCACTTCGGAACATCTGGCATCCTATGGCCGAAAAGAGAATTGCAAGACAATTTGAATTGGACGATTTTACAGTTAATCTAGATTTAGTACACTTAAATAAAACTGAGCGATGTAAAATACAATCTAAACCTATGAATTTATTAATAGAACAACATCAACAAAACATATTTAGCATCGAACCACAATCTAAATTTGGAGAATTTAATTTAGATTTTAAAAATCCAGTAAAAGATATGTATTTTATAGCAAAAAAGAATGAACAATGGTCGGATGCACAGATATCACTACTAGATCAAATGCGCGGAATTACTGACAGTGCTCACACATCCGGGGGGTTCCAAAGTTGGCAAAGGAGTATCTTAGGTAAAAAACCTGTTCCACATATGTATACACAACAAAAACTCGTAACTTTAAAATGTGATGGAATATCAATTTTGAATGAAACTACGGGAAGTCCTATGTTCATGTCGGTAACTATACCAAATACGTATTATAAACGCTCACCCTACGCCCGTAATATAAATGTATATAGTTTTGCTTTACAACCAGGTCAATTGGAACCAAGTGGACACTTGGATTTCAGTTTAATAAAAGACGCAAAATTGACGATGGAGCTACCAACTGATGGGAGTCATCAAGATTCTACCAATCCCAATGGAGTAGGGCCAATATATTTTAGAAAACAGGTAATCATACTAGCTAAAAGTTATAACGTCATTCATATTGACGATGGTATAGGAAAAATACTCTTTTAATTTCTCGATAGTTCCGGGTAGTGTGAAACTATGGGGAATTACTTGTTAAACAGTGACGTCCTATTATCCTTGATGTAGTCATAAATATTATTTTTTATAACCCATTTGATGAAGTTCAATTGTGCCAAGGTCGTATGAATTTCATGAGATGTACCGGGAACTGTGTAAGGAAACTTCTCAGATCTACAAAATGGATCAAAGAGTTTCTTAGAGTACCCATCCAAACTGGATTTGTACGCGTAGTGTACAGTAAATATTTTACCATCACTCGTCTTGTATGATGTGTGGTTCTTCTTGGCGTAATTAGTGATGAACCACTCGAGATTTCTCAGTGAAATGCCACCAGTTTTATCTAGTATATTCATTAACCTTGATCGGTTGTCTTCTTCGTTGTAAAAGTTATTTATTGATGTTAGCAGAATATCGGATTTACTCATTATTTAATAAGGAGTCTAAATCTATAAGCCTATTCGTTGAAAGTGATCTTTCGCATGCTGGACACCCCACAACGTTTCTAAGACCGGGGCCGTGGGTGTGACCATTGAAAGTCTCATGAAATCTTTGTTTAATTTTTTGACCTTGTTTTTGATGCTTACCACAATATCCATTCTCACCAGCCTTGAAAGTACACCTAGTACCGTCAGGTTTTGTACCCATACATGTAGCTGTAGCGGATACCTTTGGAACATGCTTCAAAAGCTGTATCAAAGGGATCTGGTATTTTTTTGAAATCGTTTCCGCGAATGATGTTATGGTGAGATCTATTCGCAGTTTGATTTCCTCTTCTAGTACATCGTTAATCTTTTCATTGAAACTCATCACTTACTTATCTCTTGTTCGTATTTTTTAAATATGTCTTCAACACTTTCTTCTCGCTGAACACGAGCATTTTTTATACGATCTTTTAGATCCGTGATTTTACCATCAAAATCTAGACCAAGTCTTTTACATTCCTCTATCAGATCCACTTTCTTCATAGTACTTAGGGGAGGTTCACGCTTCTTTGGTGGTGGTTTGCATTGGGTAATCAATTCACCAAAGATTTCCTGCTTCGTGTTGTCAAATAGTGGATCAAGTAGATCACACACGGGATTTAAAAATTTATTGATGAAGTAGTATTTATAATCAACTGGGAGGTTTTGCTCTTCAACGTATTTTGGATCCTCGGATTTTTCAAAAGCCTTAGCTTTAGGGTCACCCGTGTTTACAAGTAGGTATGGAACACGGTCACCAGATTGTGGTTCAGACCCCGGTTTACGTTGCCTCATCTTATTAACAACCTGAACATGTGCTTGATTGATATTACAGCTCTCGGGACTTGTTATAGATACGGATTGTCCAGAAACCTTATAACTATCTGATAAGGATTGACTCAAAACCAATTTCTCGTTTGGAACATCACCTGAAAGGAGTTCAACTGCGCGCTCCTTCGCAAGCTCTTTTGGTGGTCCGGTGTCACTTGAGGTCAGTACAACATCTAGGAGTTCCTTACACACTTCCCTAACGTGGGGTGTATTATCTCTACGAACAACTTGGAGACCCTTAATGTCAATATAGTCCATGTTCATATTACCATCCCTACCCTTCGTCCACAATTTAGCGGCGTAACGTTTCTTTGAGTACAGGAAATAAGGCCAGTACACTTTCTCAAGCTCTAGATTGTTAGGCTTTTTGAAGAGAGCTGAGCACTCTTCGGCAGCTCTCTCACCAATCTCCCAGCTGTACTTAACAGCCTCTTCACCTTTGCGATCACCCACATCAAATTCAACCATGACTGAATCCGTGTCGCCATATCTCACTTTAGCCCCGGGGAAGTTTTTCTCAACGTAATTCTTAGTCTCTTCAATCATTGCGCGACCACGGAAGGTTGTAGTAGACGCAATAGGTACACAAGGAAGAATACCCTTACCAGCGCCAGTAAATCCATAGACCGAATTCATACTGATTTTATAGGCCAACTGTTTACCATTGTAGACCTCCTTCATGTAACCTGTTGCAGCTGCCATATCTTTCTTAGCCTTTTTACGAAACTGCTTAAGCTCTAGAAGGATAGCTGGTAAGAGACTAGGAACATCTTGTGCAAACTTGTAAGTCTTTGCACCAATCTTGAACGTTTCATATTCAATACCAGGTATGTTGCCATAGTCCTTCTCATTCATAACATATGAGGAGTAACAGAGGTTATGAGCCATCATGATACTCGGATACAGAGCCTCAAAATCTAGGGCAGTAATCGGAGTGTAATACGCACCCTTTTGGGCTTCCAGAACCGTTGCTCCCTCGTATTGTTCCTCAGGTAACTGTCCCCAGCGAATCGTTGGTACCATAAATCCCATTTCACGAGCCTTCTTTGTAAGTTGGGAGAAAACCTTAATCTGCTGCCCCCGTTCTACGAGAAAGCAAAGTGGTACCCAAGTAGCTTTAGCCATCTCAAGGAGATTGAGTAGGATACACATCTTCTTCATGAGTTTGTGTGGTAACAATGTATCCTTGATACAGTATTCTGCAACTTCTCGTAGCTTCACGGGATCACCTTCTAAATACCGAGCAAACATTTCCTTTGGAGCCATGTCAATCTTTTGATCTCCAAGGTAGAGCTTGGAAACTTCATTAAGTTTGTAACTATCAAGTTTGTAACCCTTCTTCACCTCATGGAATAGATCAAAAATGAAGCGACCACTCATTGGGAGGAGTTTCAGTACATTATCACCCAACGCACTTGAACTCAACTTCTTGATTGAAATCTCACATGTTTGTGATTTCAATTTACCCATCTTGAAAAATTCGGGGTTACAACCAGTAATAAACGCCCTCGTGTAAATGTAGTTAAGATCAAAGCCAAAAATGTTCCAGCCAGTAATGATGTCTATATCTTTCTCATGTATATACTTCTGAAATGCCTCAAGCATCTCTCTTTCACTATCAAAACTAATGATAGTAGAACCTTCTAGGTTTGTGTCAGTTTTCTTATAGCAAAGGCATGTTTTATCGTAGGGTTCGTCGTTACCAAACTTACACAAAGAAATAGCAATTTGGAAACACGCGTCACCTCTTACATCCGGATCCGGAAATTTACCAGTAGAACTGTTACACTCAATGTCAACTGATGCCACAACAAATGGAGCAATATCATCACGTGCGACAGGCTTTAGGGTTTTCCAGTCATTACAGAAAAGATCAATATTCACCTTGGCCAAATGTGTACGAACACAATTATCGCCGGAGTTTAACCAACCAGTTGACTGAATACCTGTTCTATGCATCAAACGAAGTACAGGGTCAATATTAGACTCAAAAACTTTGAATCTTTCAGTACCATACGAGAATTGAATAGGATTCTTCAACATATAATCAACACGACGACGACTCGCTAGATTCTTAAAGTCCAATTTCATATAGGAAAATTCCTTATTATTTTGAAAACCCCAAACATCCTTAGACCTCATGATAGAATATGAAACTAGGCAGTTAGGACTTTTTTTATCCAGAACTCTGTAGATTTCTTGGACCTTTTGTTGGGTGACATGTTCAGGAAGCTTGACGAAGAAGTATGGTGTAAACGCAGTTGTCACACAAATAGATTTACCATTTTCAGTCTTACCAAAAATGCTCACTAAATGCTCTTCATCCGTGTCTACTGTTTCCCATGTGAGTGCCTGAAATTCAACACCCATTCCGATATGTATACATTGAGCTAAAATTTTAATATCGTTTACTAATAAATGTCAGCTGCTTTAATTGACCTTGTGTCGGTGGGTGCCCAGGATGTATATATTACTGGTCAGCCCGAGGTGTCGTTTTTCAGACAAAATTACAAGAGGTATACCAACTTCGCAATCAAGCCAGAAAGGCTCGACTACATTGGTACATTCGGAAGTGGTAATGAGGTTACCATTCCCATAAAGACTAAAGGTGATCTTCTAAGCTATGTATGGATTGAGGCCGAAAATATCGGTGGCGTTGGTAACGCTAATACCGGTTTTTTCGACAAGGATGATTCCACCACCACCGAGTTCCAGCTTTGGATTGGTGGCCAAAAGGTTTCCCAGATTGATGCCCTCTACATCCAGGGTGTTCATAACCTTCTGTACAAGGATACTCAAGCCAAGGCTTCTTGCGCTCTCACCCTTGATGAGTGCCCCCAGAATGCCCTCGGTTCGTCTACTTCCGCGAACCACTACGTTCTCCCCTTCTTCTTCTCGGATGACTGGACTAAGTCTCTCCCACTAGTCGGATTACAATATCACGATGTGGAGATTAGGGTAAAGTGCCGTAATGGTACATTTGCTCCCAGCAATGTAAAGGTATTCGGTACGTATGTGTACCTTGATACACCCGAGCGCGATTTCTTCACCAACACTGAGCATGAGATTCTCTTCACCCAAACCCAGCACCAACTCATGACTCCCACGGATACTGAGGTTGATCTTACTTACTTCAACCACCCAGTCAAGGCCATCCACGTTGTTTCTTCAGAGGCTGACCTCGGCAAGTGGTCTACTAACTGGACTTTCGATACCGCCACTCTCTACATTAACGGTACACCTCTCTTTGAGAATATGTCCTCTGCCTTCCACCACAACGTTGTCCCAGAGATGCACTGCTCTATCCTTCCCCAAGACGCTCTCAGTACTGTGTCCACCTTCACTTGGCCTTTCTGCATAACCATGAACAAGTCTCAGCCAACTGGCACATTAAACTTCAGTCGTATTGATACGGCTAAGTTATCCCTCGCGGGTACTGGCACCAGGAACGGTAACATAGTTCGCGCGTACGCCGTAAATTACAATATTTTACGTGTGAAGCAGGGTATGGGCGGTGTCGCTTTCGGAAACTAAAACACCTAAGTTAAAGTTTCAATAGTAAAATTTAAGTAAAATGGTGAAATCTTCCTCACGACCCCGAAAAGCGTCCAAGTTCATAATAGATCTTGGACCCGAAATTGATAAGGTCGTGAAGAAAAAACTCCAAACACGTGATGCTAAGATAAAAAAGCAGAAGGTCACAATTAGGGCTCTCGAACAAGAATGTGGTGAACTTAGGACTCGCAATATTGAGGTGAATGATTTGAAGATGAAGAAGCAAAAATCACAGATCTCCAGTCTTGAAACCATAGTAGATGACCTCACCAACAAGTTGAAGGAGGCGGAAGTGAAGTTGTCAACCGTTACAAAATCCCAGACTCTGACAGATGTCCAAAAAACGGCTCTGAAATTAGGTTCTAAAAAGATCAGTATCAATAACACCACCGTAGAGACAGCCCGAAAAAGTATACTGAGAGGTAAATCTATGTACAATATGAAAACTAGAACTCAACAATTCATCAAACAAGCCGGTCTCTGGGAAGATTTTCAGGAATTGCAGAGGACGATCAAGAACGTACCCAGAGTTATGAAAGTAAAAGGAATGCTCGGTGTTTGATACCTAGACCCAAGGAGCGAAGCGTTTTTTCCGTGGTGGCTTCTTCTTACCTAAATTATAGAGTTTACGAAGTACGTATATATAGAAAACTCCTAGAGGAGCTAGTTTCATCTAATATAACGACGATTTTTTAATAATCTATCTAAACGTTCCTTCTCTCTTCTCATAAAAATTGAAAGTTCTACTAGATCTCCTTCCAATTTAACTTTACCTGCCTGTCTCACCCAAACCGTTTGTTCTACACGAACCATGTCAACGCAAGACATCTTAGTATCTGGTGCATTACTATGATGTATGGCGAGCACAGTAGCATCTTTACGAGTCTCTTTTGGTAACGGATTACTTTCATTACATATGACTACATGAGCACCAGAGTATCCAGCTACATGCATCCACCAGTATTTTGGCGCACTTGATATTGTGAGTTTGTCATTCTCTTTCGCATTTTCACCCACCCGTATGATAGTACCATCGAGTGAGGTATATTCAAGCATAACTATTCTTATATTTTTTTCCTTATATTCTATTAATGCACGTCGTATTACAACCAAGTCCTACAATCAGCCACAAATATAGAGTAACTTTACCAAATAAACGCAATATAGATTTTGGTGAGAAAGGTTTTCAGCATTATCCAGATCATGGTAATCCAAGACTTATGCGTGCACAACTTCTTAGGAAAGGTGCTATCATTCCTAAGGAGCTGCGAATAGAGACAAATCCGTATGAGATACAGAACGAAATGTTGAAAATAAGGGAAAGTTCTAAGGAAGATTGGGAAGATTTCTTCCGGGCTGAATATTGGGAAAGGTGGATATTGTGGTCTTACCCGAATGTCAATAAAGCTAAATTGTATATGACTATGAGTCATGGTATACTTTTCATGCCTAGAGCTGAAGATTTATGGTTCTGTAAAGATGACCTTATTGACCAGTAGATCCGAAGCCCCCATCACCCCTAAGTGTCTCGTCAAGTAGACCAATTTCCTTAATCATAGGTGTATCACACCTTTCCAAAATAAGTTGAGCGATACGATCACCCTTCTTGATTTCAAAGTCTTCCGTACCATGATTGAATAGGACGACCTTGACTTCACCGGTATAATCTGGATCAATAACACCTGCACCAACATTGATACAGTGCTTCACAGCTAGACCAGAACGGGGAGCTACACGACCGTACAGGCCATCCGGGATAGACAAAGCGATACCGGTTCCTACTAAAGCTCGCCCCGCCTGACACGGTACAGTCGCAGCTTCGGAGCTATATAAATCATATCCCACAGCACCATCAGAACCACGAGTAGGCAAACAAGCATCGTAACAGAGTTTTTTAACCCCTAGAGGCATCTATTGACCTATAAATTCAAATCCTTAAGCTTTCACATATTTCTTCTTTTCGTCATCCGTGAGAGCCCTCCATAACTCACCCAACTTCGCACCAATCTCAGTGAAAGTTAAATCTGGGTAATCCTTTACCACAGTGGGTCGCATTTTCTTAACAAAATTCATGTAAGCGTTAGGCTTACGTTTAGGTTTTTCTTTCTCCTTGGCACCACCACGGAGACGAAGTACAAGATGAAGCGTAGACTCTTTTTGAATATTGTAATCAGCTAGGGTGCGTCCATCCTCCAACTGCTTACCCGCGAAGATAAGTCGCTGCTGGTCGGGGGGGATTCCTTCCTTATCTTGAATCTTAGCCTTGATGTTATCAATTGTATCGGAAGATTCAACCTCTAAGGTGATAGTTTTTCCGGTGAGAGTTTTCACAAATATCTGCATACTAGTATTAAGTTAGATTTAAATCTTTAATCAATCTTCATGATTTTCTTGATCCAATGAAATATCCGTAAAGTCCTACATGTGACACCTTTAGATATTTGATTTTCAAATTTGTGAAAATCGTTCATCTTATCTTAAACATGTCAATTACTTTTAATCCTTTTACGAGGTTCTCTTGAAAATGTCATAGCACATATACCGTAACTAAATACAGTTATAAACATCTGTGAACCCACCATATGAATTCTAACGAGTAGACTTTCTTCACGAAAGAATTGAACGACAAACAATAAAACTAGAGTTTCGTAAAATACCCGTATAACCAAATTGGAGATACGATAGAGAAGATCCAAAAATACAGATTTTTTAAA